TGGCCAAGGGAAGATGTTCCGATTGTTGGGCTTCGCTTCCTTCAGTATTACGACAACGGCATTGTGCCTAATGAAGTGAAACAGGCTTGCGCGTTATTGGCGCTTAGGGCATCGACCGGGGATGACCTTATGTCCGATGAGAAGCGTAAGGTAATCAGCGAATCGGTAGAAGGTGCGGTATCCGTGACATACAGTGAATTTAGTTCGGTTCAAGTTCGGTACACAGAGATTGATGCGATGTTGTCACGATTCTTGACAAACGGTGCCGGACGTACTGCCCAAATGGTAAGGATATGAGCGAGTACGATTCGTTTGTTGCGTTGGCGCTTGATCTGCTTGGAAGGAAAGGCCAGCAGATAACGATCACCACGGTAACGACGGGGGCGTACAACCCGGCAACGGGTGGAGTATCTAACACCGAAACAGTACAGACTGGGGTAGGTGTGCCGGTAGGTTACAAGGCCAGTGAGATTGATGGGTCGAACATAAAGCGCGGGGACGTGAAGGTTATTGTTGCGGCTTCCGGTTTGATAGAACCCAAAGTGAATGGTCAAGTTTCGTTTATTGGGTTTGCCGGAACGATAAAGAACGTTGAAATCGTTGCGCCGGACGGTACGCCGATTGTGTACAAATTGCAGGTGAGGAAGTGAGTTTTACTGCTGATCTTTCTAGGTTTGTCGATAAGGCTACAGGAAAAGTGGATCAGGTCGTTCGAGCGGTGGTTATCGACCTGGGGACAAGAATCATCATGCGCAATCCGGTAGGCGACACGAAATACTGGAAGACGAAATATCCGCCCAAAGGATACGTTGGGGGCCGGTCGAGGGCGAACTGGCAGTATAACTTTGGGCAGATGCCCACGAATGTGTTGGAGATTGTCGATACATCAGGGTCGGCAACCGTGAAGAGCTTAACCTCTGGTGTGCTGGGCGCACCCGCAGCAGGGATTCACTGGATAGCAAATAACGTGGACTATATTAAGCCACTCGAAGAAGGATGGTCACGCCAAGCACCAAACGGGATGGTGCATGTGACCGTGCTGGAATTTCAGCAGGTAGTGAGAGAGGCTGCAAACAATGTCCAATAAAGCAATCCGCGCAGCCCTTGAAACAGCGCTTGCGGCAATCAGCCCAGCATTGGCAACGTCTTACGTTGGAGATAATTATGAGCCGGTGGAAGGCACACCATACCAGCAGGTGCTTTTTGAGTTTACCGATCCTGATAATATAATGATTCATCGAACGTATGAACAAAAAGGGTACATGCAGGTTCGCTTGTTTTACCCACTGCTTGCCGGTAGCGGAACGATAAACGCAAGAGCCGAATTGATTCAAAGCACGTTCAAATCCGGTTCTGTCGTGTCCGGGGTTACGATTAACAGAACGCCAGCAATAAAAGACCCGCGCCCGGAAGAGGATAGGCTGGTACAATCCGTGTTTGTGTACTTTTCTCAGATAATTAAGGAGGTATGATGTCAAATCCTATTCAGTTTGTTGGGGTTAAGGTTGAAATTAACAGTGCGTTTGGTACGGCCAAAGCCATTACCGGTATCACTAAGGCAAGTGAGGCGGTAGTTTCTTGTGTTGGGCATGGTCTGACTGCCGGGGAACTTACGGTCATTGACAACGTTGTAGGAATGAGCCAAATCAACGGGCGTGTGGTTCGTGTCAAGGCTGGGGCAACCACAGATGAGTTTACCTGCGAAGGCTTGGATTCTACGGGATTCTCCACCTATGTCTCTGGCGGAACTTCGGTAGAGCAGCAATCACTGATTGCCTTCGACACCTTGGCGAACTTTGATTATCCAGAACCACAGCCGAACGTTGAAGATTTAACGACTATTCATGCCTTGCAGAAGAAAGAAGCGTTTGGACTGGACTCTGCCCCAACAATTAACTTTGAGAGTTTTGCAAAACCATTCGATCCTGCAATTGTTGAATTGCGTAAAGCTTCAAATGCCAAAACCGAGCGCGTAGGACGTGCAACGTTCAATGATGGCACGGTGATGATTTTCAATGCAACGTGGGCGGGTGGTCGTGGGCTTAGCGGTGCGGCTGGCGCCTTCGGTAAAGGAACGATCAGTGTCAAGCTGAAAGCGCCTGAACAATACTTCGCATCGTAACTATGAAACCAGCAGAACTACTAGAAAGGCTTCGAGCCGACAGGAAAATTGAGGTACAGGTAGGGCACATAACCTTCACGGGGCAGTGCCCACTTTATTCCAGGTTGATTCGCATTATCAATGAGTACAGCGGCGATAAGACCATTTCGCCCGATGCGGTTATGGCTTCAATTGCGATAACCGGCTGGGAAGGGGTAACCGAGCGGGACATTATTCCTGACGGTGATCCTGACGTATTGGTGCCATTCGATCAGTCGTTGTATAACGAATTGGTGATGGACAGAATGGACTGGTGGCTGAATATCTCCAAAGCCATCACGAAGTCAGCCTTTGACCGGCAAGTGGTAAAAGAGGCCGAAATAAAAAACTCACCCGCTGGTACGACAACGAAGCCTTCAAGAAAATCCCAAGGGCAAAGGCAGTCGTAGCAGCGGAAGTTGAACTAACGGAAAACAATGCCCTGGCTTTTGACGTATGGTATCTGATGGGTGGGCTTATTGATTGGGATGCTCTTCAATTTTTGCTGGAATACTTTCAGGTTGAGGACACAGAATTACTGGTAGAATCACTCTTCTACATTAGATCGAGGGCGAAATGACGGTTGATGTTGCTAGTTTAGCGTTGCGCGTTGATGCCCTTGAGGTCAAGGACGCAGAGCAATCCCTGAAGCGGATGCAGAAGGCCGGTGCGGACGCGGAAAGTGGTTTGCAGGGATCGACAGAAGCCATGGTTGGGCAATTCAAGAAGGTTGCCGGTATTGCCGCCGCAGCCTATGCCGCAGTGCAAACGCTTGGCGGCGCTTCACGGGATTTTATCGCCTTTGATAAAACTCTTGGGGAAATTTCAACCCAGTTATTGGACAACACTGAGCGGGTGAAAGAGTTTGCCCAGGAGAGCCAGAACCTTGCGCTTCAGTTCGGTTCGGGGCTGACTGACCAGTCAAAAGCATTCTACGAAGTGTTGTCTACCGGTATCACGGATACCCGTGAGGCTACCGAACTGCTGACAGCAGCGAACAAGCTGGCCATCGGGGGTAATAGTAACCTTGGGACGGCCATCTCGGGACTAACCTCAATCGTTAAAGGATACGGGGATAAGATCAAGGATGTAAATGAAGTAAGTGATACACTCTTTACCGCTTCACTTGCCGGTAAAATCTCCATAGAAGAGTTATCCGAAGGCTTGGGTAGAATCATACCTTTGGCCGATGCGCTTGACGTTGGATTAGAGGAGGTTACGGCGGCCATTGCCGCGTTGACTTTGACCGGTGTGTCTGCCCGTGAATCGATCACCAGTGTTCGAGCGGTTCTCGCTGCCGTGGTTAAGCCATCATCCGAAGCAGCAGACGAAGCCGAACGACTTGGCCTTAATTTCAACGCAGCCGCGATCAAATCCAAGGGTATGCTTGCCTTTCTGGAAGAGTTAAAACAGAAGACAGGGGGAAGTGTCACCTCTCTTGGGCTTCTGTTTGGTGGGGTTGAAGCTATCCTTCCTGCCTTGAACTTGGTGAACAACGGCGGGAAAGAATTCAACCAGATCATGGGCCAGATGGCAGACAAAGCCGGGATCACGGACAAGGCGTTTGACCAAATGGCGGCAACTGCGGACTTTAAGGTCAATCGATTCTTTGCCGCGATGAATGTTATCTCAAAAGAGGTGGGCGCTACGCTGGCAAGTATCTTGACTCCCGCTGCGGAAGGGGCGGCGAATGCGTTGGCTCGGTTGTTCAAAACACAAAACCTGACCGACATTGAGCAGCAGCAAAAGAAGATTAACGACCTGACCGAAAGCCTGGAAAAGATGCGTGGGCGAAATGCCGTTGTGCCTTTTGCTGACAACTTCATTTACAGCAAAAAAGATTTGGATGAAGCAGAGTCCCGGATTGATCAGGCCAAGGCGGATTTGCAAGAGTTGCTGCGCGTAAAAGAAGAGGCGGCAAAACCTATTGCACCACTAGAAGAGCAAAAGCTCACGCCCAATGATCCTCCGAAGATAGCGACGGCAACCAAGGAAAAGCAAGCGGCCATTAGTGAGTCAGAACGATTCCTTAAAGCGTTGAAGGAAGAATCAATGCAGGCGGGAGTTACAGGTATTGCGCTGATCGAACTAAAAGCCGGTTACCTGGGCGTTGCGGACGCCGCCGCACCGTACATACAGAAGATGCGGGAAAGTGAGGCCGCGTTGACTGCCCAGAAAGACCTTAATGCGCAGTACGCTCGCGATATGGAAAAGGTCAAGCAAATAACCTTGGACGTTGCCAGCGCGGAAGATATCTTTATTGCAAAGCAAAATGAACTGAATCGGTTGCTGAGTACCGGACAGCTTGGGCCAGACACGTACTTCAAGGCACTCGAAAAAGCCGGTGACGATATGCGCAAGACCGTCCAAGGCGGGAACCAAGACTTTGAACAACTGAAGTTCGCTGTTCAAGGATGGGGGCGGGCGGCTACTGACACGCTGGTGGATTTTGCGATCAGCGGGAAAGGTTCGTTCTCTGATTTTGCCACTTCGGTAATAAAGGATATTGCTCGGATGTATATTCAGATGAAGCTTATCACCCCGCTGTTACAGTCTTTGCCTGGGTTAAGTTTCGGCGGCGGGGGTGCCGCATCAGCCACAACGACGGCGGCATCGAGCGTATTCTCGAATCTGTTTAAAGGGTTTCGCGCCAGTGGTGGGCCAACTTACCCAAATTCTCTGTACCAGGTGAATGAGCGCGGTACGCCCGAGTTGTTCGCGTCGGGTGGCAAGCAATTCTTGCTGACCGGCAATCAGTCCGGGCAGGTTACGCCTACTCAGGTAGGCCGCGCAGGTGGAGGGATGGGTAACGTGGTCGTGAACCTGGTTGAAGCGCCCGGAAAGGGTGGGCAGGTATCCCAAAAACAAACAGCAAGCGGAATGGAAATTGACGTGATGGTGGATCAACTTGTGGCTAAGAAAACAAAAGAACAGGGAAGCGCAACAAATCGAAGCTTACGCCAGAACTTCGGTGTGACTGACAATCTGGTGATGCGATGACCGTGGCTACTTGGCCCAGTGGGCTACCTGACGAATTGCTACAGTCTGGCTACAGTCAATCAAGCCCGGATACTGCACTCAAAACAGAAATGGAAGTAGGGCCAGCGAAGATAAGACGGCGATCAACCGCACAAGTGTACCCTGTCAAGGGAACGCTGAAACTTACGGAATCCGAACTTGGAACGCTGCGAACATTTTATGAAACTACATTGCTGGGGGGCACACTGCGATTCTCGCATAAAGACCCGGTTACACTCGCCGCGAAGGAGTTTCGCTTTACATCACCACCCGGATGGACTATGAGCAATGGTTTTTATGTTGTGCAGCTTGAGTTTGAGGTGTTGCCGTGAGTATCTCTGCGAATTTTAGAGAATCGGCCTACGCTTCCGAAACAGGTCGGGTACCTATTCTGTT